CCGCCCGTGCCATACGCTTCAGCAGTTGGGGTTATTTGTCGGCAGGGCGGCGATGTCCTGGGCGGCATCCCCAAGCAGGAGCCGACCCCGGTGCATCCAGTCGCGCGCCGCGGCGACAATGGTGTGTGCAGCCCGCGTGTCGCCGTTCCCGGCATCTACGTAGGCCTGGGTCAGCATCTGCGCCCCGGTGTCGAGCCTCTGGATCGCCTCGTAGGTGGCCTGGCGGAAGGCGAGGCCCTCGGGCGGCTGAGCGCCCGTGCGCAGCGCGTTCCACTGCGTGCCCAGGTTCAACTGGAATTCCGCGAGCACGGTCAGCGTCTCAGAGATATCCCGGCTGGCGTCAATCGTGCCTTGCTGCGGCGCCTTCGATGCGGTGATACGCGCCACGGCCGCGCTGTTCTCCGTCGCGCTGTTCGTGGCGACGTCATCGAACACACCCGCGATCGGGTTGACGGCCGTGGTCCCGAACGTGAACGCCCCGTTGTCCGCGAATCCGGCACTGCTCGAGCAGCCCGAGTCGCAGACGATGTGCAGGTTGGTGCCGGTGCCCTGCGTCACCGTCATCGTCGTCGGGTTGCCCGACTTGATGTTGACGTCGAGCGGGTTCGTGGTGGCGCCGATCACGTTGCCGGAGCCATCGACGATCTGCATCTTCTGCGACCCGTCAGACTGCTTGGTAGACGTGGCCGCCGTGCTCGGCAGCGGCAGCGAGGCGGCGCTGATCGGAATCGCCGTGCCGGACGCCACCCCCTGCACAGAGATCACGTCAGCCGACGGCGAACCGGCCGTGCCGAGCGCAGGCTGCTTCGCCGCCGTCGCCGCGCCCGACGGCAAGTTGACATCCAGCGCACCCGTTGCGCCAGTGATGTTGACGGCCAGCGGGTTTCCGTTCGTCGCGGTGTTCCCGAGCGTCACTTGCAACGGCCCGGTAGCCGTCGCGTTCGCGATCCACACGTTGTCGCCCTTGACCGCTTGGTGCATCGCGGTCACCGTGATCGTGCCACTGCTGTAGTTCGTGACCGTCGCTTTGAAGTTGACGCCAGGCGACGTCATCTCCCAGTACGTCAGCCCCGCAGTCGTCGTGCTGTTCGCCCATGTGATGCCGCTCACCGGCAGGCTGATCCCCACTTGCCGCGCGTCGAGCGGGAAGTAGTTCACTTGATCGGCTGAGCCGAACCACGACACCGTCGTTCCGCCCGCGCACCCCGAGCAGTTCACCGTCAGAAACAGGCGCCCTTGCGTGACGGCGACGGTTTGTGAGCTATTCCCGGTGACAGCAGACAGCACCGTCGTTTGTGACCCGTTCAACTCGTAGACGCTGAGCGGATCCCATGCCTGAATGTAGAACGGGTTCGTCGTCGTGCCGACTTCGACGCCGGCCGAATTGCGAACCGTGACCGGCCCCTGCGCCGCCACCGGCCGCGCGAGCAGCAGCGCCGCGATCAGAAGTCCAAGTGCGCGCCTCACCGTCGAAACTCCCACGTCCCATCCTTCCGCTGCGCGTGCCGCACGTAGCGTTTACCGGCGTAGCTGTAATGTCCAGGCACATGCGAGCCGTGCCAGGCGATTTCGTGTTCGACTACCTGCTTGGAACAGAGCAGGAGTTGCGCGGAGTCGTCGTGGTGCGCGATCGGCACCACGGGCGCGGGCGGGCGGCTGAACCACCACCGCGCCGCCACCGCGCCCAGACCGATGCCGATCAGCACGAGAGCGAGGGTGATCATCATGCGGACATCTCCGTCACGCGCAGCGCGCCGGTCGGAGTCGCGTCCCAGATGACATCGATCCGCCCGGTGTAGTTCCAGTGCGGTTCCCACTGCTCCCCAGGAAAGAGCTTCCGGGTGTAGCTCGTGGCGCTCGCCGTCGTGCCGTACTTCAGATAGCAGGGCACGTCGGCATCGTTGATGAACGCCGTCGAGAGCCGCGCGCTGTTGGCGCTCAAGGCCGTGGCCGACGTCGCCGCGGCCGACACGTTCGTGAGCGCCGCGGTCGCGCCGCTGGGCGGACGCTTGACGTCCACCCCGAGGCCATACGTGGCATCGTTCGGGCTGACGGTGGCGTCCCCATTGGCCGACACCGCCAACTTGACGATCTGCGTATGCCCCGGTGCGCCGCAGTCATCCGTCGCGGCCGTGACCCCGCCCGATCCGGCGTTCAGCAGTACCCCGTCGGCCACGGTGCTCCTTTATCCGAGAATGACGGAGAGCACCCACGCGCCGGCCACGGTCCCGGAGGCGATCTGGATGCCGTCGTACCACTTGCCTTCGCGGCCCCCGAGGAGATCCGCGTTGTCGGACGTCCCCTCGGTGATGTAGTCCGCGATGGTCGAGCCGCCCGTGTCCTGAATCAGGAGACGCTGACCGGCCGTCAAGCCGGTCCCCTGAAAGTTCAGACCGACGATGTAGAGCCGACCCGTCACCGCATCGGCGGTGGCCGTCATCGCGATCGACGCGCCGGAGCGCGTAACCGCCATTACTGCGTCACCACCGCGTACCAGACCTTGACCTTGAGGGTCGCATCGGCCGCCGCGTTGCCGGCGAACTCACCCGCACCGAGGTTGTGCAGCACGAGCGCCTTGTTCGCCGCAGCCGACCCCGCGACGATCGGGTCCAGCTTCGGACGCGCTTCCGTCTCGGTGTTGGCCGCCTGATCGATGAAGCCGGTGCATTCGACCGTTTCGTTGACCTGCACGCCCGAGCCGTCGGTGAACTTGATGCCGAGGTTCGCGGTGGACTCGGTGAGCACGTTTGCCCCCGCCACCAGCCCGAACCAGGCGCCGAGGAACTTGAGCCGCTTGCCGGCGCCTGGGGCCGCGACGAGCGTAACGGGCGTGGCCCGCAGGGCTTTGATCTGCGCGTTGGTGAGCGTGACGGAGGCGAGGTTGACGAATCCGTCAGCCGCGCTCGAGATCTTGCCGGTGCCCTTCGGCGTCAGCGCCAAGTCCACGTTGGTGTCATCACCAACCGCCTTAACTTCCGAGGCCGCGCCGGACGCGCCGGGGTTCAACTGGATGCCGTTGCCGGCCTGTTCGTTGTCGCCGCACACCTCGAGCGCGCCGAAGTGCGTGTAGACGTCGTTACGATTCTTCATGATTCCTCACTGCACAATAGGACTTCGGAGGGAGAAGCCGATACGCGCAGGCCGAGTAGGAGAGGACTCGGCCCGCGCGCATGCCGTTGGGTGCTTACGCGCCCACGGTTCCGTAGGTGTTGCGCCAGTCCATCGAGTCCCACGTCTTGCGGCAGCGCAGCTTGTAGAGCCGGTTGCCGGTGCGGGGATCCGTGTCGGGCGGCACCATCGTGATCCCGACGCGCTCGAGGTAGATCAGGCCGTGCCGTTCCGACGACGCCGGCACGAGGTACCACGAGTCGGTATCCGTCAGGAACGGATTGACGACGATGGTGATCTGCCGACGCGCCTTGACCGGGTTGACGTCGTTGTCCGCCGAACCGGGCAGGCCCGTCGAGGCGACGACGCGGTGCGCGATGAACTCGCTCTGCGCCGGCACGACGAGGTAGTACTCGGTCGGCGGCATGCCGAGCTGACCCGACTCGATTTTCGTGTCGGTCGCCAGATCGATGAACGCCTGCCCGAGCGAGGTGACGGACAGGTCCGCATCGGTGGACGGACGGTTCTTCGCCGTGCCGCCACGCTTCAGCGTGTGCGCGGTCGAGAACAGCGCAATGCCGTCCGCCGTGAGCTGCGTGGTGAAGCCGTTGTTGAAGACGTCGGCCGCCGACTTGTCCTCCACCTGCCGCATGGAGAACGCTAGGTAGTACGCCTTCTTCTTCAGCTCGTCGTACTGATCGTCCTCGTCCGCCGTTTCCGTCACCTCGAACCCCAGCCCGTACTCGACGGGCGTGATGTCCTTGGTGTTGGCCTGCTGGATGATGTCGAACGAGTACGGCGTCCCTTCCGGCTTCTGGGGAACGTCCCCGAACGGCGAGGAGGTGACGAACCGCTCGAACTTCCGATCGCTGCTCATCTTCTTGAACAGCGGCGGATAGATCGGCTTGATTTCCTTGACGTTTTTGCCCACCAGCGCCGTGACAACTTTGTCAACGTTGTCGTAAAGGGCGCCGAACTGGCCGCGATTCTGAATAGCCATGTTTGCAGTCCCTTCCGGTTAGGCGAGTACGGTGCCTTCACCCCAGACGGTCGCGCCCGGAATGAACTTGAAGATGCCGAGGGCGTTTGTGTCGCCTTCGGTGGCCTGGGTGTTGCGCGTGACGGGATCGAGATACGCCACGGTGCGGACGGTTTCGTTGGTGGTCGCCGCGGCGTTGAGCCGGGTGATCCCGTTGGTGGCGTCGATCTGCGTCTCGATGCGGACGTTGAGGTCGGTGAAGTCCACCGCCCGCGCCGCGACGGTGCGCGCCGCGAACTCCGCTTCGGGAGTCGCCAGCGCCACGAGCACGTGATCCGTCTTGGCGACGTGTGACGCACCCGTGGTGATCGCTTCGACCGCGACACCCACGATGCCGCTGGTGGTGGCGTCCGTGGAGAGGATGACGCGATTCTCGAGGCCCGCGCCGGCCAGTTTCACGATGGATCCGACCAGGACGGTCTGCGACACCGCGACGGGGTATTCCCGCAGGGTGACGTTGCGCCACGGGATGATGTAATCACCCGAGCTGACGCCGAAAGTGGTTGCCATAGCCTACACCTCGCGCGTGACGCTCGAGAGCGCCCGCGAAGAGAAAGAGTTGGATGTAGGTCGGGAAAACGAGTGCCGCGTCTCAGCGACCGACCGTCACGAGACGCCGAACACCCGCGCTACGGGGCGGGCCGCCGAAGCATCCGCGCCGTCCGGGCGGATGACCCGTCTCTCAGAGGGCGTGCTGAGAGGCCACGAAACGGGGGCTTCAAGGTGCCCCCGGAACCTTCGATGTGCGCGAGTCCGTTAGTCCTCGCCGCCAAGCTCCCGCGCGACCGTCGTCCGACGTCCGCGCTTGATCTCCATCGTGAACTCGTCGCTCACGGCATCGCCGGCTTCCGATCCCAACTGCCGGCCGGCGATGTTCGCCAGATCCTCGCGCATCGCTTTGACGTTCCGCGAGCGTTTGGTCCGGCGCGTTTCCTGTGCGTGTTTGATGCGAGTATACAGCTCGAGCGGCATCTTGACAAGCACCTCCGCGCCCCGCTCGCCGCGGCGCACGATGCCGTCCTTGGATTCCGCCAGGCCCATGACGGACTCGGCGCTCTGCAACTCCTCGACGCGCACAGGCACGTAGCCCATCGTGTCGGTGACGAGCGCGAACCGGCCGGCTTCCGCCGCGTTGATCCAGCGCAGGTACCAGATCCGCTTTTTCCCCTGCGGGTCTTGCAGGTAGGTCGGTTCATCCTTCAGGCGGATGGCGATCGAACCGGGCAGTTCGGGATCCTGCAATCGGCGCTCGATCACCGCGAGTCCGGCGAAGTCCTTGTATTTGGCGAGCAGGGCGGCATCGACGCCGACGGCTCCGTCCGCCACGGTCACGGCTGCTGCTTTCCGAGGCATGCGTTACTCCATGCGGACGCCGCGTCCGCTTTGTGAAATGGCCGATGCGGCGGCCGTCAGATCCTTGTCGGTCAGACCGACCTTGGCCGCGATCGCGCGGTCTTCGGCGGTGACGCCAGACACCGAGCGGCGCCCGGACGGTTCCGAGTACATCGGCGCGCTGTACTGCTGCGCGGGCTTGACCACGCGGCCTTTCATCTTGTCGATCAGCATCGCCGTGCCGAGCGCGACGGCGGCCACGTTCGGATTCGCCGCCAGTTCCGCCGGCAGCATCGCGTACGCTTCGTTGACGCTCTCCGGGGTGGCGATCAGATCGCCATTCTTGTCGGTGATCGCCATCGCCTGCTGGCGGATGACGGCCGCCTGCTGCTGCGCGCTCGACTGCCGGAGCGGCGCGACGTGCCGCTGCACTTCCTGCGCGACCTTCTCGGCGTTCCGGTCGAGGATCTTGCGCGCCCGCGCGATGTCGAGCGAGCCATCCTGCGAGATGAGGCCGTAATCCGACGCCAGTTCCCGCGCCTCGACGTCCTCCGCGTTGTGCGGCGTGCCGGACGGGCTTTCCAGCCGTCCCGACGCGAGGGCGTCCCGCTGCTGCGGGGTCATGCGCTGGAACTGCTCGAGCACCGGCTGCAACTGCTCGAGCTGCGCCGACACCTGGTTCGCGCGCTCGATCTGCGGCCGCAGCGAATCCAGTTCACGCTTGGCCGCCTTCGACTCCTTGCGGACCCGGATCAGTTCCGCGACCGGCACCATCCGCTGCCCACCGACTGTGGCAGTCTCGATGAGGTCCGCGTCATCGTCCTGTCCTTCCGGCTGCGGCGCGTTGGGGTCCAGTTCTTGTCCTGCCGGCGGGTTCTCCACGTTCGTGCCGGGAATGTTCATACCACCTCACACACGGCGTCCGGGGCGAGGACAGCCAGTATTTCGGACTCCCGCAAGAGCAGGAATCGCTCCCCCGGCAACCCGAGCGGGCTACCGTCAATCTCCGCACCGGCCCCGCGGCCGAACAGCACCCGTTCTCCGATGGCGAACTCCGCATCGCGCTCGCCTTCGCAGGACGCGCAGCAGAACCGGTCCCCGACTGCGACGATCGTGCCGGAGGTAGATGGGTCGTAGGTGACGTCGGCCAGGACGATGCCGCTGGCGGTTTCGGCCGGCGCATTGTCGTGCGGGATCACGATGATCACTGAGCCAACCGGTTTGAAGGGAATCACGCTCATGCGCGCCTCAGTCCTTGGAACATCCCCGGCTTCTCCTTTTTCGCTTTCAACTGCTTCACCCGTTCGCCGGGGACGCGCACCATCGCCTGCACGGCCTTCGCGCGGGCGCGGATCTGTTGCACGGTGTCCTGCACTGCCTCGTGGTCCCCACGGTCCACGGCCTTCAGCGCGTTGTCGATCTGCTGCATACAGGCGGTGTCCCCGTGCGTCTGTTCGACGGCCGCGAGGAATAGCGCCCAGCCGTCAGACGCGAGCAGGGCCGAGAGGGCTTCCAGTTCGTTGACGTCGGGATCGCTCATGCGTCCGCCTTCAGAATGTACGTCACAGCGAACGTGTAGGTCGTGATGGCGGAACGCATGAATCGCCTCGCTTCAGCCCTGCGGCGTTTGGCCTTGAACCGGCGGCGCCGATTCACTGCACGCCCCCCTGCGGATGCATCTGAAGCAACTGCGCCAACTGCGGTGAGTGCGCCGCGATCGCCGCCATCAGTTCATGCGGCCCGCCCGGTGCCGGCGGCGGCACGCCCTGCGGCAGTCCCGGCGGCGGTCCCTGTTGCGGCGGTCCCGCTTGCGGCTGCGGCTGTCCGGGCTGTCCGGGCGGCATCCCCGGCGGGATTCCCTGCTGCGCCATCTGCTGCTGCATCTGGGCCTGCTGCTGCATCTGCTCGAACGCCCGCTGCAACCCCTGCATGAACGGCTGCTTGTCCGGCATGTTGTAGAGCCGCAACACCTGCTCCACGATGCTCTTGACCACGCCCGGATCCTGCAGCATCCCCGCGGCCAGCGGGTTGATCTTGGCGAGACTCGCCAGCGATGACAGCGCACCGTTGAAGTCCCCGCGCATCCGCTCCCGATCTGCCGTCTCCACCGACCCGTGCGGCTTGAACCGGAGGTTCCCCCGGAGCAGTTCCGCCGTGAACTTCCCGTTCGGCAGTTCGAGTTGCTTCATCTCGAGCGACTGGACGACGGACTCGGGCGGGACCACGCCGTCGGGCTGCGCCGCCAGCGCACGTTCCCAGAGCTTGTTGCGCACGAGATCCAACTGCTCAAGGTCGTCTTGGATGTTCTCGACAATCTCTTCGGTGCGGACGGCCCCGGCGATCGCCACGTTCTGCACTTCCGTCGCGGTGCGCTTCTCCTGCGCCTGGACGCCGACGGCGGTATCGTTCACGCCCGTCAACCGTTCGGCGGCCTGCAGAATCATGCCCTCGCGCTGCATCGCACTCGCCGGCACGTCCGGCACCTCGAACGGCTGGATCTCGTCCATGTCGCGGACGTCGATCACTGCGCCCGTGCCCCACGGCTGCTGCTCGGGATCGTAGAGCGCGCCCTGCCGGCGCTTTATGGGCGGCTGCGTAGCGAGCGTCGAGCGATCCGCGTTCATGTTGCGGATGGCCGTGTGCTCTTCGCTCGTCGTCCCGAGCTTGTCGAGCACGAAGCTGTAGCCGTAGACGGAATCCGGCCGCGGGAATGGCGTCAGCACGATGAACCGCGGAATGTGCAGATCGTCGTGCCGGATGCGGAGCAGGGTCCGTGTCGGCAGGTGGACCGTGGCGACATACCACTCGCGGATGCCGTCGCCGTCGCAGTCGTAGAGCAGGATGCCGCTCCACAGTTCCTTTTCCGCGGTCCCTTCCTGCTGCGGCGCGACCGAGATACCCTGCCGCTCGAGCGAGGGACTGGCGCCGTCCCGGTCGGACGACTCCCCGATCGCCTTCAGCGCGTCCTCGTCGTAGTCCTTGAACTTGATCGCTTCCTTGATGGCATCGACGGAGAGGAACGTGCGGCGGAACATCCCGAAGACTTCCGTCATGTCGGGCGCATGCCCCGGCAGGAACACGAAGTCCCGCAGCGAATGCACCTTGTAGGACGGGCCGTTGCGGACGCGCGTGTATGTCGCCGTCGCGGCCTGCACCGTCGGCTGCTGCTCGGGGTCTTCGGCCGGCTGCGGGACGCCCTGCTCGTTCAGGACTGGCGCGGGACGGTTGGCGTCGTCCAGCATCACGGACCCATCGGGCGCGGTCTGCGCGGCGAACTGCTCCACCTTGCGCTGCATGCGAATCTCGGACTGCTCGATCACCTCGAGCACGCCGTTGCCTTCGACCAGCGCGTTGTGCAGCCCCTTGTAGAGATACCGGCGTAACCGTTCCTCGCGGCGCTTCCACTCGTGGAACGCTTCGACCAGCGGCGCTTTCTTCGCGTCCGGTCCCCAGCCTTCCACGATGGAGAACGGTTCCGCGAAGATGGTCTTCATCACGCGCGAGCGCAGCGCGTCCACCTTCTCGGTGGGGAGGTAGGACGGCAGATCGGCGGCGCCAGGCCAGCGGCGCGAGCCGGACGGTGTGCGCCCTTGCTCGTACTGGTAGTGCGCGTAATCGACCAGGCCGCCACGTTCCATGACCGAGGCCCGCGCATCGAGCGCGCCCTGAATCTCGTTGGAGAGCCAGCGCCCGAGGTTGCCGCGTTCCTCGTCGGACAGTTTGACGGCGAAGGGATCCTTCGGGTCGAGCTTCATCGCGTCCCGCGCTTCTTCGGCTTGCGGGAAGGCGTGGAGAGCGCTGGGAAGGTGCCCGAGGTCTGCACCGAACGGGTCAGCACTTCTTGCCGCCCTTCCACGGCATCGCGGGCGGCTTCACGCTGCCGCCGCTGTTCTTGGTGTGCCCGCCATTGCCGGACTTGGTGCCGTGATCGTTTCTCGCCATCAGCCCCTCACTGTTTCGCCTGCGGCGCAGGCAGGTGATTCGCCATCGACGCCATGCCGGCCGCGAGCGGCGGCAACAACCCGTACTTGCGCAGGATGCTGATCAAGGCGTCATCGAAGACGACATAGTTGCTCGTCCCGTTTCCGGCCGCACGAGAACCGCCATCGAGATACTTGATGCCTGGAATACCCGCCTGCTTTAACGCCTCGCTCGTCGCCGCCGGAGATCCCGTATCCGCTTCCGATAGGACCGCACGCAGCGGTGCGCGATTCAACCGCTCCTGATCGGCGCGCTTCATCCACGGCAGGGCGTCTTCTAATCGCGCCCGAACCTCTGGCGACAACTGCCCGATCGGTTTGTCCCAATCAAGGAACTGCGACGGATCAGCCTTGATGTTGACCTCGTACATGCGGCCGGCCGGACCCGGCGTTGCGCCTGCCGCCTCCCATTCACGAAGTACGTCTAGCGCCTTGATGTTGGCGGCATACCGTCCGTTGTTCTTCCCTAGCCCTCGATCGATTTCTTGGCGAATCTGCTGACGAGCCGCCTGATATGGGTCGATGTCTGTAGCCCCGGCAAAGGTGTTGAGATGGTTCTGCGCAATCCACTCAGGTGAGGCGTCGTGCTGGTACACCTTCTGCGTCCCATCGGGGAACTTGATCGCATCGCCACCGAGCTTGTCGCGGTACACCTGAGCCGTGCCTTCTTTCTCCGCGAAGTACAGCCCGTGGCCGTACGCCTGCGCGCCTTCCCCTGTTCCGATCTTGCTCGCCAAGAACTGATCGAAATCGTGCGGACTCCCGTGGTACGCCTTGATGCCCTGTATCGCCTCGGGCGCCACCTTCGCTACCGTAGCCGCCACCATCGGCAGCGCCGCGGCCAACATCTGCGCGATCCCGTTCGCGTTTGTCTGCTGCGCGCCGGGATTGTCCAGACCGAACAGCCCAAGCAGCGCATCGACGGAGCCTTCCAGCGGCTTCTGCAGGAAGCCGAGCGGCGGCGTCGTAACGTCCGGCATGCCCTACTCCTTCCGTCCCATGTGTGTGGCGACCGCCTGAATCGCCTGCACCAGCCCGTCGAGCGACGGTCCCGGCCACGACGGCGCAAGGCTCCCCGCCTGCTGTTGATGCAACTGCTCGGCGTAGGCCGTGGCGTGCTGCGGCGTGTCGAAGATGCCAAGATGCTGGCCCGTCTTGCGGAACTCCTGCACCGCCTGCGCGGGCGTCAGCATGCGACCGTCCGGCGTCACCGTGGGAATTAGCACCTCGTGGCCGTCTACGTTCACGCCGATCGAACGCACGGTGCTGATCGAGCCGTCGAGGTTCTTGACGCGCGGCCGGTGCAACAGGTCCACAGTCCCCGGCACGAGCAGGCCCGGTACGTCCGGCATTAGTAGCCTCCCCGCCGCATGCGGACGAAATGCCCGCCCCTCTTGCGATCAGCCGGATCCCAATCCCGCTGCGCCTGCTTCAGCGAGGCGTTCTCGCTCGGCTTCTTCGGCGTCCGGTGCTTCACCGCCAGCGTGCGGAACGCATCCGCCCCGTGGCTCGCCCAATCGTGGACCGGCACGGGCTTGTACTCGTGGATGCGCGTGTTGTAGTCCCAGCGGTAGTGCTGCAGCGCCTCGAGGCCGCGGGCGCACTTCTCGGCGTCGATCCAGCACTTGGGCAGGAGCAGCCGCGCTGCGTTGATGCCGTCTTCCAGCTCGAGCCGTGGCGCCACCTGGAACAGCACGCCCAACTCCC